GTGTTCCTGCCTCCTCAAAAAAACGGCCTCCTTTGGCTAAATTGCAGTTTTGGCACAATTGCCTGAGATTCCACAGCTCATCTCCTCCACCCAAACGCTTGGGAATGACATGATCAATGTGCATTGGGCCTTCACTCTGGGCGCATTGCTGACAGCATCCATCACGGGCCAACACTAGCTCTCTAATCTTGCGCCAACGGCTGGTGCTGCCACCTGTCCAATTCCTAGACATTAATGCCATCCATGCTTTTGCCAATGAGCAAATGCCTTGCAACTTGATCCAGAATATCTGTGGGCAATATAGCGAATGCTCCAGTCAATCATTCGATACCCGTCAAGGTTGCGATACTTGGTGTTGCGCATTTGACCTAACCCAAAGTGATTGCCATTGGGATTGATAGCTTCTACTCTCCAATTGCTTTCCTTAGTTATCAAGGTGTTAAAACATTGGAACTCTTTGTAGTTAATGATCCTTGAATGTGCATAAAGCTTTAATGAATCAATTGATGTTGTTTGTTTAACATCTTTTGTTGAATGTGCCGGTGTAATCCCCATTACACACAGCACACCCAAAACCACCAAACATCGTCTGCGAGCTAACCGGCTAACCGGCTCGCCAACGAGTGTTGATGGTAGCAACCATGTCAAGCAGCGAGCGTAATCTTGAGCGATTCCAACAGGTTTCGCACACCTGTGCATAACTCCTGTGGATAACTTTCTCATGACTTACCCCATCCAGTACCTTTAAATACAGCTGCAACATTGCTGTAAATGCGTGTCATTGGAATAGCACACACCATGCAATTACCGGCATCAACATCGCCATCGCTATCAATTGCACGATAAATGGTTGCACCCGTGCCACACCGATCACACTTAAATTCATAAGTTGCCATCGCTTAGCTCCTTGATTCGTTTATCATCCACAATCTTGATGCCAAATGTGCCACAGCTCATGCATTGTGCAAACCATTCATGCTCTGTTAATTCTGTGCCTTTTTTTAACCCATGGCGTTGCTTTGGCTTGCCATAGAGCTTGGCACAAATAGAACAATCAAATAACAGGATGTGCATAATTACTCCATTGTAATGTCTCGATGGGTTGCAGGTTAGTTTGTGGCACAGTCCAATTGTTTTGGCTTGTGTTTTTATATCGTGGCTTTTTTGCTATAGCTACAGGTATCCAGCCGTTGATGTGCAGCTTCGGTGAATGACCTGTGACAAGCACAGCAATATCACGATCATCGCGGTCGCTTTCTTGTATCCACAAATTGGATGTTGGATTAGCTGACCATTTGACCTCAATGTGTTCGCCCACATCGGCCTTTGATTTATCCCATGTGATGCCAGGTTGATAGTCATAACCCAACGCCTTAGCAACAACTAATTCAGCTGCCATTGATTCAGCCATTTGAGCCACATATTCAAACCATGAGAGGTTTTTTTGAAAGCGCGTGGGATGGTCTGCGTTGCGATCATGGCAATGTTGAATGGCTGCAATCATGCATTGCACCTCCTCAATGCGATTTATCATCGGCAGCCTCCACAAAACCAAATTACATTTTCCGTGCGGTCATAACCTTTTTGATAGCCAAATTGGTCAAATTTCATCAGCTTTGAGCATTTGTCACATTGCTCTACCCGATACTCAGCAACGACTTTGCCTTCAAATAGCAGCTTGGCAATGCGTGTTTGTGGGTTAATAATCTCCATGTATTCGCTCACTTAAACACCACCCACATCATCACAGTTAGTGCAACAATTTCAATCGTTGCCAGAATTACAATTAAACCTGTTTTGCTCATGATTAAACCTGTGGCTTAAATGTGCCATCGCTGGTCAGGACATACCATTGAGGTTTGCATTGCTTTTCTTTGATTTTCTCGCTGCAAAAGTATCCGGCCCAAGCTTTGGGTGCATCGGGTTTGCTTTGATTCCATCGCATTGATCCATGTGAGCAACTTGGCGCACTAGCTGCTGGTATTTCCCATGCTATTGGCTGAGCTTGCTCAGCTTCATCTCTGGTCTTAAAGCTTGGCACATCGCCATGCTTTGTTGTCCAGTAGTCATAGTCAGCAGCTGGTGTTTCAGTCTTAACCAAAGCCATAACCTCGGCTGTGGCCTTTTCTGTGCCTCCTAGCACCAATGCCATTACGCGCATTAAAGCTGAGGTGCAGGTATCTTCAATCATCCAACGCTTCATTTTGTCGGAATAAGCTGCAAGAAATCCATGTGCATAATCCACACCGGCTGGCTCTGTCTCAAGCTGATTTCTAAATGCTTTAGCTTGTACCAGCACATATCCTTTTTCAGCATTAAATTCAACAATCAGCGTTTCCAATCGGCCTTGCGGATAGGTTGCAATCCAACGATCTGTGCGTTCCTTGTTGCCTTCGTAGTTATCCATGAACGCCATCACCGTGCCGCCTTAGCTGAGATGTGGCGGCTAACGGCTCTGCCTCGCTGATAGCCGTCTTTGTGGCCTTCTTTGTAGCCAACCGCATAACTGCAAATTGCCCATAAAATGCAGGCAATAGCCATTAGCACAAACAATCCAATTTCACTTGTTGTCATTTTCTTGCTCCCGTTTCTGGGAGCCGTGTCTCAGCTCCCAAATACAGAGTGACAGGCCAATCTGACAAAATCAAGAATCGCGCCTAAATTGTGGCGTGTCGCTACTTCTTTAAAGCTATTTCCAGCAGTAGTTGATCCAATCGATTCTCAATCCTGCTTACTTGATCCTTGAGCGAATTGCCCCCATTCGGTGTTAGCTCCCGCATGATCGACTTCACCATGAATCTCATTGACGAATAGATGGCAGTCAGCACCGCAAGAACAAGCCCACCGACCGCCGTCCATTCGCCTACGCTCATTTCTTGTTGCCGAAAGTTACATCGTTGGGATTAGCCCATCGAGCTAGAACCGGCACAAGGCCAGCTACTAAACCCATTGCTAAATCTTTTGGATTTTGATTGCCTGTCATCCAAACGGCCAATGCACCAGCAACAGAGCTTCTCAGCCATGATGCCAACATTGCTTTTGCTTGATCCATTATTTCTCTCCTTTGGGTCTGTCCGGTAAATCACCGGTAAATGAGACATAAGCCGGACGGCCATATCCCACAACAAATGACCGCGCTCCCAAAGTGCGTGATTTGACCATCACTTCACCGCCGTTCCTTTGATCTCCAGCTCCCGATGTGTTGCCTTCAATCGTCACTATTTGCTTTTCTGATGCTCGGATTACTAAACCAATGTGATTAATTGTAATCTTGTCATCAATGACAAAATCAAAAAACACAAAATCGCCAATCTTTGGCTTTGTGTGCCATTGATTGTTTTTCTTAAATGCCTCAGCTCCTGCTTTTGTGCTGACTACATTTGGCACTTTTACACCGGCTTGATCCGCGCACCAATTAAGAAATGACCCACACCATGGCAGCTTGTCGGCCTTCATGTGTTTGCCATACTTTGTCTCGTTTTCTCCAGTCTCAGCTACGCCATTTTCGGCGAGCGCAACCTGAATCATGCGAGGCAATGTGCCTTGTGGAAATGTCACGACAATAAAAGCTTCGCTTCATCGGCTGTAATGCCAAGCTTTGCTAGTAATGCCGTTTTCTCTGCTGCTGCCTTGGCATCTTGATCGGCTTTCCAAGCATCATATTGTGCAAAGCCAGCCTCAAATTGTTCCTTAGTAATTGGCGCCGCTTCAATAAATTGCACGCCTTCCCAATCATTACCAAGTATGACCCAACCGCCTGTTGGAATAAGCATTCCTAATACTTCGCAACCTAGAGCCATTATGCACCTATTTCCATTAAGATTATTGATGATATTGTATTAGCAGATGAGGCACTATAATCATTCACTCTTACTTGCGACAAACTTCCACCGCTTGCTGCTTGTGTCTTGTAAGTAGTTGCTGATGTAGTTGCAGGAGAATCTAAGAATTGCGCGGAGAAATTAAATCCTGATAATTCAAGCGCGGTTCCGCTATAAACTCCTTTATCAGTCATCATATAAATATCAGTGCTGTCCCGTAACAATTTCATCATTAGTCTTGTTTGTGCGTTTGAATCGGTTTTGCTGCAAGAATTGTGAGTAAGCATAATTAGAACTTTGCTTGTGGCAAGTGTTGGCGTTATCGTTGCTGTCAATAAAGTATCTGTAAAAGTGGAACTGCTGCTGGTGTAAAAAGTGTTATTTGTTGCACTAACAACCTGCAAGACTTTGCCACCGCCTGCTGGTGCAGCCCATTTGATACCAGTTGCCGCGGTTGAATCAGCGGTCAAAACATGACCGTTTGTGCCAACTGCTAGACGTGCTGGTGTATCGGCTGCCGTTGCGGCAATTAAGTCACCTTTTGCATCAACTATTGCATTTTGAATTGCGTTTGTGTCATCAGTTGTGACCCATGTAAAATCCATATCTGCATTGGTAGTTTTTGACAAAACTTGGCCCGATGTGCCACCTAATAAATCTGCCATTGATGTGGCAACAGCTTGCCCAAAGACTTCAAAGTCAGCAGGTAAATCTGTTACCAAATCCGTTGCCGTAGGCATTTGCCACGAAAACGGGGTTGT